CTCAAAGCTATCCTAGCGGCCTTTTCACGCTCAAAGTTTAGTTTATCGAAGAACTCTGTAAGGTGGGCTATCCCGTTTATGAATGGGGTAGATAGAGCCTCCTCTAACATTTCTCTTTGAGAAATGATCGTAGAGATTTCACTACCAACGTCCTCTAATGCTTTTTCAAGACCCTCAGACTCCTTCTTAGCTCTAATGAAAGGTGCGATAAGACCAGTAGCAATAGCTAAACCTGCACCAGCAATAGCACCAGCAGGGCCAAAGAAACCTAGAAGCTGTGAACCCTGTTGACCAAAAGCTACAGCAGCGTTAGTGCCACCTTGTATCTGTACGGCAAGGTCTCCAAACTGATAACCCGCTTGTTGGGCGATAAGCTCAAAGTTCCTCATACCCTTTCGGCTAGTGTTCTCGAACTTCTTTATGGAGGCGGTGCCCCGTTTAGTCCGTTCAGTGAGGTAATCTTGAACTCTTGCAAGCCTTTTCTTATACTCAGCAGCCTTCTTATCAGCCGCAATAGACTTAACTTGTGCATTAAAGTACTTCTTAACTTGACCGTAAGCTTGTGTGCCTGTGTAGTCAGAAACTTTCTTGAGTTCACGACCAAGAGCGATAAGTGTTTGTGAACGCTTACTGTCGGAAACAGCACCATTGTCTATTTCTTTAGCTAACCTCTTTAGTTTAGACTGTAGTGCTTGAGTCTTTGTGACAGCTTTCTCAAGGTTATTACCTTTATCCACAACGGATATATTAATTTCAACAAGATCAGCCATTCGCCACCCCCATAAAAACTACATCTACACACTTAACTGCCTCTACTTCCCAAGCAGATAGTGGTGTATCAGTTAGCTCCTTCCATGTTTTTATCTCTTGATAACTAATCGGATTGGGGCCTGAGAAACCCATAGTTCTTGTACTACTTAACGAAATAAAGGCAGACCAAACATGAGACATAAGCATAGGGAAGTCGGGGCCATCTAATGCTTCAGGTCTGTGTCCAGTCTGCCTCTCTACCTGTTCTAAGTGTTCACGCTCTGATATGCCTGATTTATCTGATTTACTTATAGAGAACTCATGTTCTGCATAGTCAACCAGTTCGTCAATCAGGCTTTGGTAAAATTAAGAGAGTTAGCAATAGCTTCCTCAATCTGGTCTCTAATCCAGAATACCTCAGTGTAAATCTCTTTGGCTTTTGAGGTCGAGAACTTAGGTTTAGAACCACCGTAAGTAATCTTCCAGCCCTTAGTAGTTTTGGCTAACAACTCTAAAGTAGCTTCCTCTAGGTCTTCTGCTGTAATGTCTACTTTCTTCTTACTCTGAGCTTGCTTAAGACGCTTGTTGGTTTGCTCATGCACAGCAGCCTTGTACTCCTTAGAGTGTGGCGCATATACAGTGATAACCATTGGTGTGTCGTCATCATTGTTTAGAGTGTCGAAGGTAGTAGGATGAACAATAGTTACATCTACAGTATCGCTACTAGGTGTTAAATCTTTTAAGTCCATGTCGAGTCCTTTCGGGTATAGAAAATTGTCGGGTTAGTAAATTAAAGGGGGAAGCATCAGACCCGACACCAACACCTCCCCACCCTAGCTAGGGTATCTTATGAAGAGCGAGTAATAACTAGGTTAGTATCATCTGCTGTATTGTAGAGTGCTACAAAAGACATAGTGATAATACGGCTAGTTGGACCATCTACACCTACATCAGCACTGTTAATCTTGGCCCGTGGGAAATTGAAGTTAAGCGTGTTAGAACCATCTCCTACAGTTACATCAAGCTCAGTTTCAGTTTCATTCAAGAAACGGTTAATCATAGCAGCATCTTCGTAGTAGACCGACAGAGAACCTTCAATCTCAGCACGACCAACCTCTAACTGTGGAGCGCTATCACTACCAATAACAAAGGTGGGTGCGAAGGAATTAGTCAGGGTGAAGTCCATGCTAGTGACAATAGCGGCTGAAGAGGGAGACCCACCAGTATTACCAATGGAAAGTGACCCTGAGTAAGCATCAAAAGGTGATGCACCTGAAGCAGTGTCTTGTGTCTTCTGAGTAGCACTGATGGACATATCCTTACCCACCATACCATAAGTAGCTGTTACCATAGCGTTAGGGGCAAGTGAAACACCCAGAGTAGAAACAGTCATACCTGTAAATAGACGAGCTTGGTCAATGTCAGCAGCATAATCCTCAATAGAGAAGAACTTAGGTGTAGTACCAACCTTAAGTACATTTGTTGACCAAGTAGAGAGCATAGCTGATTCTAGGAAGGCATCATAGTCAGCATCACGAAGATCGGCTACAATGTCACCAGCCGCTTGACGATTACCGTGGCGGTCAACACGAGGCATACGGTCAGCCTGAATATCAGTACCAGCAACACGATCCTTGCTTAGGTTTAAGCTGTGTGTGCTGAAGGGTAGGTTTTGGAAGTTTCCAGCAGGGGTCGTACCAAATGTACTCTCCGCAATATATGATAGGCTGGAACGAGAACCTTGTGCAAAGGCCATATTATATTCTCCTAATTATTTGTAACAGTACCATCCGATATTAACAGGGACATAGTACCAAGGACTGTCTAAGAAACCCTTCTGCCTTTCAGCATAGTCAATAGACAGAGTGATTGTTTCATCCCCTGTGTAGGAGATATGTGTAGTCGCTTCAAAAGCCTCTAGGATAGTATTCGCTAGGCTATCAGCAGTAGCGGGGCCATTACCCTCTGGGGCATAGGCAGTAACAACAAACACACCTTGGTATCTCTGTTGTGGATTTAAGCCTCTTACAGCAGGTCTACGTAGCGTAGGTAGGAAATCAACCTGTAGGTAGCTTGTACCAGTCGTAGGGCTAAATGAAACATTCTCATAAGCTATGCCAGTAGGTAAATTAGAGGTTGTCGCTAACTTATTCTCAAGTGCTGCTCTGATGTCATTGTAAATACTAGCCATGTATATTTCTCACTATAGCGCCGTAGATGTGTTCCCTCTTTTCTACAGCTTGTGCATGAGGGCTATCATTACGGAAAGTAAACCTTGAGTTATTCTCTAAGTCTAAAGCTTGGATGTCTTCTATAAGATTACCTAGACCTTCTGCTTTCTTAGATTGCTTATCGAGAGCCTTTGGTTTATTCTTAGAGGACTTTCCCCTACCCCTAGAACTTGTGTTTGATTTAACAGAGTGGGAGGTTACATAAGCCCCTGTATCGACAGGTGAGTGGTGGACTATTGTTTGTGCTATCTCTGTGAGCTTTTGTCCAACGGCATCCTCAATAGTACGATCTACCTGCTCTAGTTTGTTGTCGAAATACCGATCTATCCTAACTGTGGACTGCTTACTCATTACTCTCTCACATCACATAAGAAACAAACCTTGTCTCCATTCGAGAAGATAGTAACGACAGATATAATGTTTACAGTATCGCCATTACCTAAGATTTGGTCTTCGTCATCAGGGTCTACAGATATACCTAAAGCTGGTATAACACACTTACGAGTACCCCTTCTGATTTCATCTACGTTAGCTATAATACCCAAATCATAGTTGTAGAAGTAACCCTCAAAGGAATAGTCTGTGGTAGCTGAACCTGAGACCGAACCTGTTGTAGGATCATAAGTTCCTGCTGTTGTCTTCTTACGCAGAGTAAGGGGTTCACCAAACTCTTCAACCATCTTTAGTAGGTTGTAACCTCTTGAGAATGCCATGAACTAACCTTTAGTTGTAGTCGTAGTCATCACCACTGTAGCTTGGTGGGTTCTTAAATCTATCTCTGCGGAAGGAAGGGGGAACACGATCTGTATCTTGTCTAACACTGTCTATGGTTGAGATACTAATACCACCAGCTTTAACACCAACTACAGCACCAGCCTTCTTACCTTGATGCTCTAGGGTCTCAGCTAAATTAGTGTAGTGCCCTATGAGGTCACTGTAGTTAGCACTGAGTGCGCCTGAGAGGTCTTGTGTGACCCTACGGGAGTATTGAGCAGCTATAGTCCTAGCAACCCAAGCAGCAGCATAGTAGACATTGTTATTAGTCTGACTGAGAGCGAATGTAACCTCTTCATTCTGGGTCTGTTGGTCGTTAGTGTCTGTATCACCGACAAGTAACCGAACAGAGTTTATGCGCCCTGCATCGGTAGTTGTACTCAAGTCTCCTGCATCATACGACCAAGCCATAGTTATTCAGTCTCCATGTTTCCGTAGTTTCTGCGCCAGCTACGAATAAGCCCACGTTGTTTGTCTGCGATCTTAGACTTCTTACACTTCTTCTTCTGGAACTCAGATTCGGTTCTAGTCTTAGATTTTACTTTTGCATTGATACTATCTACTAAGATGTGTAGGCCATCTACATCAAGTATCTCTAGGCCGTCACCTACTTTAGTATTAGCCTCAAGCTCTGCGTTATGCTGAAGTCTACCTTCTCGGTATAGTATTTGAACCCTCTGTTTATCCATACCTACCTCTTTCCACTTTAGCTCATCGCCAGCGTTCAAGGTACGGCCACTAACTCTCATGGTTAGGGTAACGAATAGGGGCCTGTCATATTGCATTGGTTCATTATAAAGCATCGGGTAATCCTTAATTGGGTTAGTGAGGGCCACTACAGCCCCCACCATAGTAAATACTTACTGTACGATGTTATTTACAAACGCACCCAAGTCAGCACCTACGATTTGCATATCGTAAGACATCTTAACTTGGATCATCTCAGCAATTTGCTGACGCTTCAGAGCATCATCTGAGAATGACTCAACAGTGATACCCAAGTTGTTTACGCCTTCAAGGTTATTCCAAGCAAAGGTCAAACCAGCAGCAGGGGTCATAAGTCCTGCATTCGAAGGTGTGTGACACAACAGAGCGTGCTTACCACCGATGAAAGAGTTACTCTCAGCAACACCCTCTACGGAGTCGTTTTTCACTGCTTCCATGACATAGAAGTTCTCTACCTCAAAGATTTCAGCCAACTTAGCATCAGTCACCAACGCAGTGTTAGTTACAGTTGCACCACCATTCAGGCGAGCGAGGATGTCTGCATTGTTTACCAAAGCATCACGAACCTCTTTACCAACAACCATCGTGTTGGGCTTGAAGCCACCTGACTTAAGCTGCATAGTACGGCGAAGGTCAGTTACGTTCTGGATTGGTTTAGCAGAAGCATCATCCCAATAGAGGAAGTTTGTCCCTGATGTTGAAACAGCACCATCGTAGTTAGTTCCCCAGATATTATCTGAGAAGAAGTTAGTGGCAAACTGCTCTTCACGATGGATCATAAGACGCATAGCGAGAGTTTCAGCACCAGCTTGGCGAGTCTCTAATGCAGCATCTTCGTTAGCCAAAGTCTGCTCATCAAAGTCCATACCAAGACCATAAACATCAGCAAAGTAGCTACTGTTTGAAACAGTCATACCGATGCGGTTTACTTCAGTACGTGGGGCAAGTTTAGCTACATCACCAGTGCGATTCATGTTCGCACGATCATAGATGTAGAATTTGTCAGATTGTTTAGAAACACCGACAGTTGGGAAAACCTTATCAGCGATAAAGTTCTCTTGTGTTTGTGCATAAGCCAACGTGAGGTTAGTCAACGGTGTATCAATATGCACTGCGGATGGGGTTAGCAAGGGCATTTATTATTCCTTTCTTGCGGGTTAAGCTACGACGTTACCGCCTTGGATCAGTTCGATAGCCATAATCTGACCGTCAACCGCTGATTCCAAAGCATAACCCATAACAACATCACCTGAGGCAGCAGTAAGAGCATTACCATCTGCATCGGCTTGAACAGCAGCACCAGCAGCAATAGTTCCACCAGATTCTACCATAACCTTACCTGAGATAACTACTGTAGCAGCAGTACCAGAAGTAGGGTTGTTCAAAAGAACACCAATGCAATTTTCACCAGCAGAGTCTGCAACGTCTACTTGACCGTCACTCTCTAAAGTAACGAACTTGAATTGTTTTGCTGAGAGGTCTTCGCCAGCAATAAATGTCCGTGTATCACGGGACTGCATTACAGCCATGTTTATTCTCCTTTATAGGATTTGTTGATAAGAGCCTTACCTTCATCGGTTTTAGCAACCGCAGCATAAGCTACAGCATGTTGGCTCTTTTTAAGATTGTTTTCATCCATGTAGGACTTAATAAGGGCTTCAAGCTTATCGTTAGCTGTAGTGAACTCACCATCAGCATCAGACTTTCCGACCTCCTCCATAGACTCTCCAAATACTACATCCGCAGCCTTAAGAGCTTCCATGATTGTTTCTTCCTCAGCGAACTTAGCAACCAAAGACTTAGCTACATCTACGCTAAAGTGTGGTAGAGCTTCTTCTGCACGTTTAGTGAGTTCCGCATCTGCCTTAGCAACTTCTGCTTCTTCAAGAGCCTTAAGGATAGGCGCAGGGATATCAGCTTTGTTGATTTGCTCACCATCATACTCTACATACTCAGGTTCAGCTTTCTTTTCGATTGCGTCAGCTTTAATGACGTAACCATTATCAATAAGAGACTTGCGAAGACGCTCGTTCTCACTCTTGAGGGTCTCAAGCTCTTCAGCTTTCTTCATGTCCTCTGCATACATCTTAGCAGCTTCTTCCTCAGACATTCCCTTATCCAAGTAAGGCTTGAGTTTTGCTTTCATGTCATCGGACATCTTCTCTGTTGTTTCTTTTGTCATTTCTTCTCCATCGGAGTTATCTCGCTTAAACAAGGAGACCATTGCCTGAGCATTCGCGGGACGATCCACTAAAGACAATTCTTCCAGTTCAAGCTGTTTCAAAAGGTTAGGCACTATAGTCCTCCTTGATTGCTTTGCCGCCAATACTAAAGGCAGCGAGTTCACCAGATTTGACCTTAGCCCAAACGTCATCGTTATAAACTTTGAAAGCTACAATCCAGCCCTCACGGTCACTCTGAATGCCAAGGGACTCACCAATCTCTTTAGTGATAGGCATAGAGTGGATAACTGCTCCAATCTGATCCCCTTTGTGCATTTCTTTACCGACACGGACATGCTCCATAAAGCCATTAACGGCCTTAACAAGTGTGTCTGGTTCTATTACATCACCTTGACGGTCAACTACGGGTTCGCCCTTCTCAGTGACTACTGAAGCCCACCCATAGACCATACGTTGTTCTTCGTCGGCCTTAAGGATTTGACCCTCTACTGTTTTCGTTAATGAAGACACGCTACTTCCACTCCACATACGACAAGACCAATAACGTGCTGAAGTCTTATCTGTTGCTGTATCACAAGAGTGCCTAGACCTAAAATTCGCCCTAGCCTTAGGGTCGTCCCTACGGATTTCCATGTTAGGATCACCAAAGGTAACTTTCTTTCTCTTGTCTCCGTCCTTTACATAAACCCCAAACTTTTTGCTTGACCCAGAGGGTAGTCTGAAAGGTTTATTTAAGGGTTGATCTTTTTTCTCTAACTCTATAAAGTCTTCATTGAAATCATCACTCATAGTAATATCTCCGTTACTGTGGGTCAGAGGTTGACTTGTGAGGTGCCCAACAGGAATTACGTCTTGACGTTCTTGTGCGCTCATCCATAGAGGAAAAGTACAACGTAAAAGAAGTTAGGACGACGAGAATCCCTAACACTAAAGGTTGTGCCCACTTCATATATCTAAACCACCACGTGAAATAAAAGTAATCAGAGCAGCGACAAAAGACCCAATGATAAACATATAGACCTTATTCAAGAAATCTTTCCTGCTACCCTCTCTTTCGAGTAACCCCTCTATAGCTAAATTTAACTTGATTAGGGTTTTGTCTATGTTATGGAGGGTAGCCTGTATCTCTTTCTTATCTTGTCTTAACTCGTCCACTTCTTCCTCTAAGCGACCTATGCGATTTACTATTTCTTCCAAACCGACAACATCTGACATTTGACTCTCTTGTTATTATTATAGTAGTGCTGGTATTA